GTGTGGGCGCGGTAAAGGTTCTGCCACTTTGGAAGGGGCGTGGAACGGTCAAAATCGTCGTCACCGATGCGAATACGGAGCAGCCGAGTGAAGAGACCCTGCAAAAAATAAGAGCTGTAATCGCAGAGAACGCGCCGATCGGCGCAGAGGTCACAGTTGTCGCACCGACCATAAAGAAAATTGACGTGTCCCTTGTTTGCACACGAGGCACAGGAAATAAAGAAGGAATACGGAGAGCGCTTACTCGGTATTTCAAGAGTGGTGTGTTTAAAACGAGCAGCAAGATCCAGGATCTCACAAACAGCACAGTAACTATAAGCTATGCGCAGGTAGGGCGTGTGTTGTTGGATGATTCGGCGCATACAGGAGTGGAGGACTACATTAAGCTCACACTGGACGGCGGTACGGAAAACATTGTTATCCCCGTCGATGTGCTGCCTGTCGTCGGGGAGGTGACACTCCTTGACACATGATTGGATGCGTCAGGACGCAGTAAACATACTTGAATATCTGCCGCGCTTTCTGGGGATGGACCCGAACTTTTGTGCCACGAATTATGCTGACTCAAAGGAGCACGATAGGATTCGGTTGCTGTTGCAGGATTTGCTCGACCAAGTATATGTAGATACAGCGACATGGGGCTTGCCGCTCTGGGAGTCACTGGTCGAGATTACAGTGCGTAGCAACGCGCTTGACTGGCGCCGAAACGAAGTCAAGGCAAAACTCCGTGCGGCTCAATCAGTCACACAGCCATTTTTGCAGGCTGTTGTTGAGATGCTTGTTGTAGGTCAGTCGGTCCGTGTGACAGATGTGCCTACAGACTACCGGCTCGACATCGAGCTGGGTGACGGAGGGGTTCGGTCGTGGCAGGGATTAGAGCAGGCGCTTCGCATATGGGTGCCCGCCCACATAGGATGGAAGTATATCGCACGGACGGATGCTGCACTGGACCTATATGTTGGGGCGACCGTCACCGTAGCAGACATACTGCACATTGAAGCGCAGACCGATTACAGCCCAGGGGGATCGCACATGGAGATTGATGTAGGCGTTGCAGTATCAACGTTTGAAATGATGCATATCGGAGCGGATGTTTACCAGTAAGGAGGTCATCATGGCAGAAAAAACAGGACAGTTTTCAAAATCCGTTGTGACACGGCTCGGGAAAGGAATGATCGTTGAAAGCCAAAGCGGAAAGACAGTATCATTCACACGTGTCGTGCTGGGGGATGGGCTAATTGAAGATGGTGAAGACATCGAAAAGCTGACGGCGATCAAGAAGGAAAGGCTTTCATGCCCAATCCGATCTTTCGTGGATAAAGGGAATGGACAGTTTACTCTGCAGTTTGAGGTGAGCAATACTGCACTTGAAAAAGGATTCTGGCACCGTGAGATCGGTGTCATGGCAAAAATCGGTGCAGGTACAGAACAGCTTTATGCATATAGCTATGCAGGAACGGCCGCATCATTTTTGTATGACAAGACAACACCAATCCAAGAACGTCTTGTGAAGATCGATGTTGTTGTCGGGAATACGGAGAATCTGACGGTCGTCATTGATTCGTCTATTATCCACCCGACGATGGCGGAAGTGGAGGCGCGCCTGGACGAGCACGACAAAGCCCCGGACGCGCACAAGGATATCCGCACCGCAATCTCAAACGCCGGCATCGCCATCCTCCAGCGCAGCAAGACCTACGCAGTCGGCGACATCGCGTACAGCAAGCGCCTGCCATCGTGGGCTCGCCTTGAGTGCGTGAGGGCGGGTACCACGGGCGCACCAGAGCCCACCTCACTTGCGACTGTAACAAAAGCAGGACAACTTATCACGGATGGCAATGCCGTCTGGATAATCGACGATGTGCGCGACGGTGCGCGGGTGGGTGATATCATCCTGCGCCCGACACTGCGCGACGGGTACATCAAAGCCAACGGCGCAACGGTCAAGGCCTCGGAATATCCCCGTCTCTTGGCATGGGTCCAGGAGAGCAATATGACCGTCACAGCGGAGCAGTACCAGACAGACTGCTCCAAGTACGTCTATGACGCAGCGCAGGACAAGCTGACGCTGCCTAACGTGACAGGGCGCGTCTTACAGGGCGGGGAGAGCGTCAAGTCTGTGGAGGCGGGATTGCCTCAACATACTCATGTGCTAAACGGATGGGTAGGAGGAGCAACGCCGAAAAAATCATTAAGTAATGGCGGCTATACCGTTGTAGATGTAGCCTCCGCGAATAGGTCTGCTGGGGCAGATAATCCCATCTATGGCGCATCAGAGACGGTGCAGCCGCCCGCGATATCTCTTATTGCACAGATCAAATATTGAGGAGGTACGACATGACAAAAACAGTATACGCCTACGCCGCTGATGGCAAGTATCTCGGTGAGCGTGTCCTTGATGAAACTGACCGCAGCCCAATCAGCGGAGCATGGCAAATCCCCGGCAACATGACCGAAGATGCGCCGCCTGCCGCAAAAGAGGGCTATGACATCTACTGGCGCTCTGGCAAGTGGGAGCAGGTCGAGCAACCAAAGCCCGATCCGACACCTGCACCGCCCGAGGACAACGGGATGCAGGAGCCATACATAGACCCCGATCGACTTGCTGCATTCGAGGCAATGGCGGCACAGGAAGAACGTCTCGACGCGCAGGCAGAGCGCATCGCAGCCCTTGAAGCCGCACTGAAAGGAGGTGGGAAAAAATGAAGAAGTGGCCTTACATGATTCCGGTCTACGCCTATCTCGTGCGCACGGGAAAGTGGGCAATCTCTGAGGAGGACAAACAGGAGGGGCAGAAGGTTGTCCCTGAGATCTATCAGGCAGATGTGGCAGCATATCTCGCAGAGCACGCCGCAGGATAACAAGGAGCGCAGAAAAGCCGTCATGACGCATGGCGGTTTTTTATGTGCACAGAAAGGATGAGCAAATGGCAAGAGGCGAAATTCTGGCGGAACTTGAGGGGATTAAAACGCAACTGGAAACGCTCGCAGTAGAACTGCCGGGGCATCGGGACCAACTCTATGAGATCAACGCCCGTATTGCACGCGTCGAGGAGAGTACAAAGTCCGCGCATCACCGTATCGATGATTTTAAGCGCGATGTCTGCTGGACGATTGGGATGAGTACGACCATCGTCGGCATCTTCGCGTCGATTCTGACGTGGGCGCTCGGAGGGAGGTAAGCAATGCTCAAAGTCTCACAGTGGTTCGGGCGCGCAGGAAAATATCTGCGCAACATGACCAAGAGTCACGCGGCCATGCGCTACATTGTATGGTATGCCGCAATGATCGTGATCTGCGTCATGATCTATGTGGCGGCGTGGATATACGACTGGAATAACACAACAAAGCCTGATCTCGTGGAGCTGCGAAATTTCCTACATGAGATCAGCGGAGCGGCGTGGATTGCGGTCATCGGATTCCTCGCAAAGTCGTTTATCGACCGAGACGAGAACGGGATTCCGGACCAGTATGAAGAAAAAAAGGAGGACAACGATGGAAAGAGTGCATCTGAAAAACCTGAACCTGAATTATAACGCGGGCAACCTGAAAACCCGTGGGGCGACGGATATGATCGTCCTGCATCACACCGGCAACCCGACCGACGACGACCTCTCTGCAGAGGAGATCAACGCATCGCATCAGGCGCAGGGGTGGACGTGCATCGGCTACCACTATGTTGTGCGCAAGGATGGAACAGTGGAGATTGGCCGCCCGCATTGGACGATTGGTGCGCATGCGGCGGGAGAGAACTCGCACACAATCGGCATCCACGTCTGCGGCAATTTTGAGATCGGATATCCGACGGTCACGCAGATTGAGAGTACCGCGATGCTGCTTGCCAACATCTGCACGGACTACGGCCTGTCGATTGACCGCGACCATATTGTCGGTCATCGGGAGCTGATGGGGACGGCGTGCCCCGGAAGGAATCTGTTTTCGCAAATGGATACCATCGTCGGCAAGGCGAACTTCTACGCCAATCAGTGAGGAGGGGAATTATTATGCTTGAACGGGTAAAACAGGTAGTCACGGAGCACAAAACAGCCCTGCTGGTGATCTTGTGTCTACTGATCGTCGGCATGGCGTATGCTGTTGGCCGACATTCCGCAGCAGACACGACGGCGGAGAAACCTGCTGTCATGACGCAGGAGCAGACGCAAGACGTTAAGGCCCTGCGTACGCAGCTGGATATCTCCAAGAGTAACGCGGAGACTCTGCAGAAGCGCATTGCAGAGGTACAGGCGGGACAGAGTGCGCCGACTGCGACGTACTACGTACAGGCGCCAACCGCCGAACGTGCTGCACAGGTGGTGGAGCGTCAGATTAGGGAGGACAATCCGATATTGCCACGGGCAGCACGCGAAAAGTCTGATCGGACTGTGGTCACGCCGATCACAAAAGATGCGGACGGCAAAGAGCTGCCGCCGGCAGATCAAAAGGTTGACGTCTACAAGATCAACCTTAATAAGGCGCATAAGATCAAGGCGGGTATCACGCAGATTGATACGCAGACCTACTGGACGGCGGGCGTGCAGATTGGACGCTGGGAGGGGCTTGTGCATGGGCAATCGACAAAAGTCAAGGGCGGCAGCGTGATGTATACGGTCGCAGAGTGGTAATTATATAAATGATAAGAGGGGACAGCGTTTTGTGCGCCGTCCCCTCTGTTTTTGTTTGTCTACAATTTGCCTACAAGATACCATGATTCGCCTCCTGTGTTGCTATTTCATCTTTACGTGAAAAGATGGATGTTATTCCTGTGAAGCCTTGTCTATTGTTGGCTTGACAGATACATCATACGATTTGATATATCGCTCCTTTTGACGAACGAATCTTCTAATCGAAAATCCAATAGATTGCAAATGGGAGAAGGAGCCTGTGCATGTGAAAATTCTTATGCGAGCATTTGCGATTGAACGATGAATTTGTTACAATAAATACATCTTGATACAGTGCAAAACAATCGAATCAAAAAATGCTTCCGCAATTATTCCGCATGTATTTCCGAGGACAAATCAAAATTTGACTTTTTGTCATTTTTCGTGTAATATAGAGCGCAGTTTAGTACTGCATATATAATAATATGCAAAAAAATGAATCCAAGGGAGAACGATAGCATGGCAAAGGAAACGTTTGAGTTTCAAGCGGAGACAAAACAATTACTGGATCTGATGATCCATTCGATCTATACGAACCGCGAGATTTTTCTGCGCGAGCTGATTTCGAACGCGTCGGACGCGATTGACAAGCTCCACTTCGAGAGTCTGACAAACAGGGACATCCTCGAGGGAAACGATGCGTATGAGATTTTCCTCGTGCCGGATAAGAAGAGCAAGACGCTCACGATCTCGGACAACGGCATCGGCATGTCGCGTGCGGAGGTCGTGGAGAATATCGGCACGATCGCAAAATCGGGCACAAAGGCATTCATGGAGCAGCTCGCGAAGGCGAAGGAGGAGAGCGGCGGCGCGCCGGACAAGGATCTCATCGGTCAGTTCGGCGTGGGCTTTTACTCCGCGTTTATGGTCGCCGATCGAGTGACAATTGTGACGCGCCGGGCGGGAGAGACGAAGGCGACGCGCTGGGAGTCGGCGGGCGACGGCAGCTACACGCTTGAGGACGCTGAGAAGGAGACGCGCGGCCCGACGGGGACGGTC